CCACTATAACCCTGAGAACCAGTTGTTGTTGTACTTATTGAAACTGTATTTGTATTTGATAATAAATATGGAAATGCACCATTTACACTTAGACCTCTAGGAGCACCACCACCCGATGATCCACTTGTCGGGTTAGTTGAATTTGTTCCACCACAGCCACCACCCAATGCAATTAAATTACTTTTATAACCTAAACTATTATTAGGAACTAATATTGTAGAATTTGATAAAATAGTAGTATTTCCACCATTTGATGTTGTTCCACCATTTCCAATAGAAATATAAAATGTGTCTTTTATTAAAGATAATGTAGTTTGAACTACACCACCACCGCCACCACCTCCAGATGTATTATTTGCATTACCTGACGTAGAAGGAGACGCACCACCTCCTCCTACAGCAATCATATATGCGGTTACAGTACCACCATTACCGGAAAAATTAAAAAAACATGTACCACTCTTAAATATGAAATATGTATATGTTAATTGATCACTAGGGTCAACATAACCACTAACAACTTTAACTGACCCTCCATACGAAATATTTATTTTTCCATATAAATATTTTGTAGTAACATTAACAGCAGAGCTTGTTGAATAGAATAAATCATTTATATTAGTATCTACTACAATATTATAATTTGTTGAATTTATTAATCCTGTCAATAGTAAAGGAGAACTTGTTCCTATAGTGTACGCTGTATTATTAATATCTCTTAATCTATAACTTACGGTATTATAGCTATTTTTACCCGGGGTAAAATATACCTGTACTGAAGAGGCATCTATAAACCCTGTACTCAAATCGTATGCAACCTGTGGATTTGTATATAATCTAATAGGTGTTGGTTTTGTGGAGGCTACTCCTTCTGTTTTATATGGTGTTATCGCATATTCAAATGTAGTATTTCCTGATATATCATTATCTAAATATAAATTACTCTGAACATTTGTAGATAAATCTATACTACTACCAACAGTAACGCTATTCCCTATACCAAATGAACGACTTAGAGACATATAATCATATACACCACCATTCCATTGTAATTTTGTAATAGCTTGTGTTGAATAAGAATTGTTATATGTTCCAGGAACACTTAGAGTAGTATCTATAGTAACAACTTTAGATGATCCTGAAATATTATTATTATTATATGGAGTTATTGTAAATGTATATAGTGTATTAAATGACAAATCCGGACTAGAATAAAAACCACTTGTTAATTTACTGGAAGTAATAGTATTAGATGTAGATAATGTATTTCCATAATAAGAAATTATAACATAACTCAAATTATTCGTGGAAAATGTGAGTTTTGCTGTAGGATATGATCCATATTGCTTAGACATAACCGTATAATATATATTGCTATAAACTATTTTACACATTTGCGCATTTTAATGTGCAAATGTGTAAAATATTAAAAAATAATTTGTTTAGTTCTCTTTGCATTTTACTACCGTAAAATGGCGTAAAAACTACGCCCTTCGGGCTCCGTTTTTACTTAACATTTGCGCATTTTTAAAGTGCAAATGTGTAAAATGAATTCTAAGTTTATAAATTGCGCTTAGCGCCGCGCCGCGCCGCGCATTTTATATAATATGAAATCGTGTAAAATCCGTTTCATAATTTTCATTTGGATAACCTATTGGATTACATAGAAACGGTATTCCATTAATTAAATTGTATGCAGGTGTGTGAGTATGACCATATATCCAACATCTGATTTTATTATTATGTTCTTGTATAAAATCATCCATATCACAATAAAACCACTGATTATATGGTAGTAATTTGGGAGTTTTATACTTTGGATCAATTAAGTTCATAGATGGAACATGATGGGTAATAATAATATTATTATCGTTATTATTTACTGTATCTTCTAAAAAATCTTTTGCAATCATATTTAAACGGTTGTATTTTATATAATCAAAATCGACTATATTATATACGTCATTAATCTTATAGTTAGGATTGGTAATTTTTGACCATAAGGTTGTCCCTATAAAACAATGATTTTCAAAAATTTCAAAATCATTATTCAAGAACCGTATATTATCAAATTGTTTGAAATAATGCATAAGATAGTCATTAATATCATCCATTGATTTTTTATTATAATATTCATGATTACCGGCAATAACATATGTTCTCTTGAAAGATTTATCTATATATTTCATAAAATTGTCATAATTACTACTATATGGATTACCTATATCACCTGCTAATATACATATTTCTTCTATATTTGGTATAATTTTTTTAGTTAAATCGTTTATTTTATTCGGTTTAATAAACTCTAAATGTAAATCAGATAAATATCTTAATCTCATATTATGTAATATATTGTGTATTATAAATCTTATTGTGTATTATAAATATTAAGATTTCGATTTTTTATAAATCTTAATATTTTACACCTTTGCACATTAAAAACGCGAAAATTAATCACCTTCACACATTCAAAAAACGCCCACTATGTAAGCGTTTTAAATGTGCAAAAATGTAAGATTTTACGCGGCCAGAGAGAACTATCCTACTTAATAAACTAACTAGTCAAAAATTATAAATTGCTAGTGACACACCAATTATCTAACATAAAATTTCTACTATAATCGTTAATATAATTAAAGCCGATATTTTCAAAATTGTTGTATTCTAATATAAATTCATCATTTCTATTCGCAATTAAAAAATCCTTATCAATTAATAAATCCTTTCTTATAAAAATTGCATCAGAACCGCATAAATAAACTAAATCATATCCTTTCATATTTCCAAGCTTTTTCATTGCTGTAATAGTTGATCCATGACGCACAGAACCATCCCATACACTGTTCTCATTGTAACGCATTACTCCATCAATACCGGCTTTTAATAAATAGTTAACTTCAATACAAACAACGCGAGGGTTATAAAGCAATTCCTTCCAAACATAAAAATCTTGACCATCAATATCAATACTTAATAAATCAAATTCAGGTGGTACATTATATTTATAAAATAAATCATTAACATTACTCGCTTTTACCATTTCTATTTTTACATCATATTTCTTATTTACAGGTATTCCATAAGGTGCGTCTGAACCATCCATTAATAAACCATGAAAACCAAATTGTCTAAAATATGATGTATTTCCGTCTTTATCTGTACCACTACTACCAAATTCAACAAAATATTTATTAGTAGTCCCTATTAATTCAAAAATCTTTTCAATTATTCCGTCTTGACCATATTGTGAATGATGTTTTTTATAGTACTTGTGTAAATCTACGATCATATAATATTTTTTCTATATATTTTTATAATTTAAAAACTTTATATTATTTTCATCTTTGTATATTTATACATAAACTATAAATAATGTGTTAAGACGAATATTTTTTGCGTTTTCAATACTCATTTTACTACAGTAAAATAAAAAGACTTTTATAAAGTATTATAAGATGTAATATATCTAAATACAATTTGATATAAATAATATAACTCCACGTTGTAATGACAGGTATAGATATAGTAATATATACAACAATCACTTTATTATGGTGTATTTCACCAATGATACAAGATTCTATAAGATATTGCTACGAAAATGATGATAATAATGAAAATTATCAAATTTAAGTAAAAACGGAGCCCGATGGGCGTAGTTTTCACGCAATTTTACGGTAGTAAAAGATCATAAAATTGAAATACTTAAAATAAAATATAAAATCTATATTCAAGATATCGGTAAAAATTCGAAAATGGAACAAATTAGAACGCGTTTTTTGGAAAAGCAATTGGGATTGCCAGGTGATGTAATTTCTATAATCCGTGGTTATGATCCAATTTATCGCGACTATTATTCAAAAAAAATAGTAAAAAACATAAATAAAAACGTTGTTGATTTTTGGGAAAAAAAATGCATGGAATATACTAAAAAACAGCCATATCACTTAGGAGAAGATTATATCAAACAAATACAAAAATACTATACAACACTGTTTGTTATTGTTCCTATAGATATAGATTATAACGATGAAAATACCGGACTATTAATGTTCGATTAAATTTACAAAACAGTACAAAATAGATAAAAAGATTATTTATAAAAATATAAAAAAGATGATGATATTATTCACAATTTTTCGCATTAAAAACACAGAGAGTGTTTATGTTGTGTAATTCGAAAAATGTATTATATCTTCTCATCTTTTTTATATTTTTTCTCTACTGTCAAACAAAATAGTGGATATTTTACGATTTTTAATGTGCATTTTACTACCGTAAAATGGCGTAAAAACTACGCCCTTCGGGCTCCGTTTTTTACTTAAAAATGCGCGCAAAATGCACGTGGGGGGGGGTAGATCTATAAAACATCCTATATTCTATAACCCTTGTGAGTTTTATAAAATTGGAAAGCATAAAATATAAAGTTTATATTTATATTTTATTATACAACTAACATACAATGAATTTTACAGATAAAGAAAGAGAGGATAAAGTAATAGAATTTCATCGTAATGAATTTATGAAAAAATACGAAGAAATGAATAGAGAAACCGAATTAGAACAAGATATAAAACTATTGCAATTTATGAGAGATGTAGATAAAAACCCTGAATTACATCCGGAAAGAGAAAAAGAATTAGATATAATACAACAAGATATAAATTCGAGAATTATAGAAATAAATACTATAAAAACAAACGAAGATATAAATAATATAATAGAAAATAATAAATGTATCGAAGGAGATATCTATAATGACATTACAGATACACCTACGTTATTATCATTCAGAACTAAATTAAACATTTTAACAATTGAAAAATTGAGAGATAAATGTAAGGATAATAATATTATATGCTATTCTAAATGTAATAAACCAGTACTAATTGAATTATTATGTAAAAAATATGAAAATATAAATGAACAAATACAAAAAGGTAGAATATTGCCTCCATTACAAAAAATAAAAAAGGTGAATAAAAAAACAAAAAAAGAAATAAATGAAGTTACTATAGATATATCCGAATCTGAATACAATGATAAAAACAAAAAAAGTAAAGTAAAAAAACAAAATATACCAAAACATATTAGAGATCTTGTGTGGAATCATTATATTGGATGTGATATACCAAAACATCGATGTTTATGTTGCAAAAAAATAATTATTGAAAGTAGAAATTTTCATGTAGGACATGTATTAAGCGAAAATAATGGCGGAACTCTAGAAATTGGTAATTTGAGACCAATATGTTCTTCATGTAATCTTTCAATGGGTACAGAAAATATGATTGATTTTGTTAAAAAATACGGTCTTTATATAGGATAACCGCCAAAATACTTACATATTTTTACAGCAGAAAATTTACACTTTCAATAACTCAAAATAGTCCATTATGTCGAAATTTTGCGGAGATCTGAGCGCAGCGAGGATCGTAGTAAAATGGACGATTTATTGTGAAATGCAAAGATGTATAATTGTTTTATAAACATTTTATTTTACTACCAATAGACCGATAATAATGACCGTTATAGGGTATCTCATTATCCAACGTTTTTTTTAATGTTTTTTCACTTATTGGTTGTTGTTTTATACAATCATATTTACAGCAATACTCTATCATCAAACTATTTTTGACAACATCAAACAATCCAACACCATTTTTATACAAAATAGGTGGTTTATTTCCATTTTTTGTTTCGAATGCAGATCGTAAATCATTATCACATTTTTCATATAAAATATAATAATGATTATTATATATTGTCCCACGTTTTACGGGTATATCTAACGCCTGTTCTTTATAACCATTCTGTAATGCCGCTGTTTTTCTATCCAAAAATACATTTATAATTTCGGTTTTCGCGGCGTTTAATTGCGCTATATATCCTACATTTTGTAGTTTTGATAATTCTCGTGTTGGTTCGAGATTTTCTGTTTGAAGAGGATCCTTTTCTCTATCTACGAAATTCCAGCGAAAACCGTGATAAACAGTGTTTTCGTTTATTGCTTTTGTAATCGATGGTCGGGCTATTTTGAAATTGTATTCTTTTAAACATTCATTGACCGTTTCATATACTTGTATTACTTGTAATGTTTCAGGATTTATTTTTTGTAATCGAGAACCAACCGTTTGATTTATAGTTCCAAATCCAGTTGTTATTTTTACGGGCTGCTGCTGCGGCGCGTGTGATTGCGGCGGCGGTTGTGTTGTTTTTTCGGTCAATTCGTGTAATATGTTCTCTATATTTTCTAATTTTTGTTCATTTGTGGTTTGAATTGTATTTATGTTTTCAATTTGTGATAATATTTGTATAATTTCATTTTGAGATTCAGTTATATTATTATCAAAAACTGTATGTAATGAATTATTTTGAGTTGATTGATAATTTTTTAATTTTAAATGTAATAATTCATTTTCCATAGTAAGTTTTTCATTTTCCATAGTGAGTTTTGCGACACGTTCTTCTAATATCATATAATCTTTTTCAGACCGTTCATTGTATTGTTTTATATTTTCATTAATTACTTGTAATATTGTGTTATATGATAATTCTTTACCAACTAAAAATAATTCTTTTTCACGTTCATGTCCTTCCAATTTTTTATAAATATTTGGTTTAATTTTACTATGTCCGTGAATAAATTGCTCAAATTGTTCAGAACGTAAAACGGAAAAACAGTCTAATAATAATATGTCATTTCCATAATCGCTTTTATGCCCTTTAAAACGTTCTGTGAAATTGCGACTTTCGCCGATTTTTACTATATAACTTTTATCTTCAAATTCTTTAACCTTTATTATATAAACAACTGGTTCGCGATTTTTAAATTTTTGTAATAAAAATTCTTGTTTTTGAAGTTTTTGTTCTTTGGATAATTTTATATCAAATTCTTGTTTAGTTTGTTCTAATTGTTCTGTGGTACTTTGTATAATTTGGTCTTTCTGTTCTAATACTTCTATAGTATTTTGTATAATTTGTTCTTTCTGTTGTAATTGTTGTTCCAATTGATATGTTCCATTAATACGAAGTTCTTTAACAACTTCGCAAATCCAATTTTGGAATTGTTCCGCAATTGGTTTTCGTGATTTGAAAAGAACTTTATACAGACCCTTTTCTGTTAAAAAAGATACTTGTTGATTACCACCAAGGGTATAGATATTATCTATAACCTTTTCAGTATTATCAAAATTCTTTATAGAAGAGCTTATATTACTAATTTCAAGTATAGCACCTATATCACTTGAGCGAAATAAAGGTTCATTAAATGAACCTTTTATAGTTATATTCATATTCATTTTATTAGAATTGAAAGCTTTTACTATTTCCATATTTGGGTATAATTATATATATTATACCCTTTATATTATTAGCGAAGAAATTTGCCCGTATGTTAAACATACATAGCCGCGCATTATAAAATTGAAATTATTATGATTGAAATTATAATCTGTAATAAATAATTTTTATTTTTTATAAAAATTATTTTATTTTTTACTTTTTATTAATGAAAATATAAATGTATTAATTATTATAATATATAATAAAAATAACGTTTAATTAGAGTAAGCAATCCCCGCCATACCACTCATGCAGCGAAGCACATTATAACTCCAGGCATAGACACGGACCTTAGCCGTGGCAGTGCCACTAACGGTGTTGGAAGAAAGAACAAGCTGAAGAACAGCATTGTCAATACGGGAGAAGTTGCATGACCCGCTAGGTTGATGCTCCTCTGGTCTCAAAGCAAAAGAATAAACATTAATACCGGTATCAGGAGCACGGGTGTGGTGCTGGAAGGGCTGGACCTGGTCGAAGTATGATCCTTCGCGCTCAGAGAAGCGGTCCTGGCCGTTAAGCTGGAGCTTAGCGGTAACAACAGGGTTCTCGCCCCAACAGTGCATATCGATAGCAGTCTCAGCAAGAACGAATGTGCCTGCATCAGAGACATACGACCCGAGAGATGAACCACTGGTGTAAGTGGGATCAGCAAAAGCCTGATCGTAATAACCGGCAGCACCAGTGGAAGCCCATACCTGTCCACTAGTATCGGCGGTTGTGTTATCAGCAGCACCAGCCATGTCAAATAGACCAGATGCATTGATAAATCCATTGGTGCCGGCGGTAGCATCCTGACCACCAAATGCATGGATGGCGTTAGGAAGTGCATCAATAGCATCGGTATAATTGAAAGGCTGTGCGCCAAGTGCCTTGTATAGAAGAGTACCACCCTCAAGAGACGAGCAATAATCAACGTTGGCGTCAGGTTGAACGACCCAGATTAGCTCTTTGCATGGATGGTTAAAGTTCAACTTTATTTTGTTACTTGAGCTACCAACACTCTCATCTCCAGTGAACTGAAGCTGTTCAATGAGATATTCGTGGGGGTTCTGTGCCATCTTTCTGCGCTCGTCGGTATCAAGGAAGATATAGTCGACGTAGAAAGAAGCAGCAACAAGAGACTGCTGGTAAGCAGTAGTGCACTGCTGGCTTCCAGAAGAAGCGGTGAGGGACTTAACAGCCCACAAGCACTGCTGAAGGGGCTGAATATCGAGGTTGATCTTGACTTCGTGATACTGCACGTCACGATTACCCTCCCTTTCGGGATATTTATTGGCTTTTGTATGTATCCAACCCAGATAAAAAAACATACAAATGGTGCCTAGGGACTAGACTTTACCTTAAGCTAATAATATACTTATTATTAACCCACTTCCATCAAGTCGTTGAACCTTCTCCATATTTAATAAGACTTAGGAGCTTGGCTGCGGATTATCCATTTCAGATACTATATTGGTATCATTATACGGGGCATTTTTACCATTCCTGAGTTCTACTCTCAGCCACGATAAACTTTCGTTTACCGCTTGGTAGCCCAAAAATTGTTTATACACAGAATTAAAACGAAAGACATTAACAATGTTGTTAAAATAATAATGAAGATGATAATTATTAAGTTTTGATTGATTTATTGATGCTTCTAATGGTTGTAAGTTTGTCCAATGTGAGCAAATGTATCTATTTTTTTCAATAGTAAAATCAAATTTACTAATTGGTAAAATATGATCTATATGCCAATACGATCCAAAATTATCCCAATTCATTTCATTTGAAAAACGAAACTCTATCCATTTTTTAAAGAAACCTATATCACAACCTAAATAATTTATTGAATTGTGTGTTTTAATTCCTTTTAAAAATTTGTGTATTTTTGACCTATATATTGTTTTTAATTTATAATCAACATTATTTTTATATTTTTCTCTTAAAACTGAATTTCTTACATTATAATATTTTTTATCAGTTTCTTTTTTTCTTTTAATAACATCTTGTCTAGAAAAATATTCTTTATAATGTTGTTTTATTTCTGGTCTTGCCAAATATTCACTTTTTCGTTTTTTTTCATTTTCCTTAACTTTTGGGTTTTTATAGTATTTTTTAAATTGAGATCGTTGACATATTTTACAATGGCTTCTATGTCCATCTTTTGAAGATTTTTGTTTATTAAAACAATCAATTGATTTTACTTCATTACACTTGGTGCAAGTTTTTTCCATATTTGTTGTATTATCTTTTGTACTAATTACATAGTATTTCAATTTTTTATATACGTCTTTAGGAACTTCCCGCAATTTGAAAGTGTTGCCGCTGTTAATTAGTCAATAACATGCGACTAGCGTCTGATACTGATGAAACATCGTTTCATCCTGAGGATACAAATGGTTTTTATTGAAGCGGAGCTCAGATGCTTCAACCATGACGCTTTTCTGCCCTGCAGATTTCAAGGCAATTAAGGGCAATGCAAGCCCAGGGTTTCTATTGACTTTTATACCATTCTCAATCGGGCATTTCTTCCCAACATCATAGAACTTTTCCTTGCTTAAGGGAAAACACGGTCTCCCGTGGGAATAGACTATATCTTAAGCTATCAATAAGGTTGATTAGACCTTTCAAGCCCACCAACATTTAGTCGTTGAACCGCCACCATATCCTTATCATAACGGACTTAGGTGACTGGCTGCGGGTTATCTTTATTCTGTATTTTTTTACTATACCGATTGTAGTTAGCAATCGCCACTATAAAGTTTCCTAAATAGTTTAGTAATACAGACCTAACAAGATTTCTCCGCAATTTGGAGGTGTTGCCTACTAATTATCCTATAGTCGCACATTTCAACTGCTTGTTGAAATGTGCATTTTGGATAATATAATAGACTTGCCATTCTTTTGGAATGACACTGGCTAATAGTTAACCAGAACTGAAGAGGGATATATAGAGTAGTTTCGGGGAGGGCATTGCGAGGAGCGCAAACCTGAGAAGGACCACCAGAAGAAGAGCAAGGGCCAGAGATGGGTGCGAACTGAGGATCGGTGATGTAAGTAAGCTGAGTGGTGTGACCAATCATCTTGAAGTAACCACGCTGCTGCTCAGAAGACATGGTGAGCTGGTTCCAGATGTGCATCCAATCACCGTATTGGCGATCGATGCGCTGACCACCAATCTCAACCTCGACCTGAGCAATAAGCTGCTCACCGATGTAATCGAGCCAACGGGCATAAACACCGTTGTCGCCGGACTTAACCATATCCTGGTTAATCTCAGGAAGAGTAACCTGAAGATAAGTGCGGTAAGCAAGATCACCGTTACGGGAGATAGTGCATGTTACGCGACGTCCGAAATCAGCCTGACCGTTAAAGGTCTGCTCAATGCTTTCCATAGAAAAGTTAGTATATCTACGGTAAGAAACCTTCCAAAAAGTAATCTCAGGGGTACCAGTAAGGTAAACATCTTGTGCGCCATAGGCGACCAATTGCATAAGACCACCAGCCATTTTTAATTATATTCTATGAAAAGAAAAAAAATTATGAGAATTGAAAAAAACATATAATCCGCTAAATAATAAAAAATACATATTTATATCATTTTTGATTATACAAAATAATTATTATAATTAATAATATTTTATTATAATATTATACGCGTTTTATGTTTATGTAATAAATATAAAATTATTTACTATATTTGAATAAAATGCCGTATTATGCTGTTGCGAATGGAAGAGAGAATGGTGTATTTTTAAACTGGGATGACTGTAATAAACAGGTAAACGGCTATAAAAATGCATTATACAAAAAATTTAATACGAAAGAAGACGCAAATAATTTTATTCAAGGAAATAAACAAGAAAATATAAATAATACTAATTTTCAAAAACAAAATAATATAACAACTTTTTTTGATAAAATTAAATCTAATAAAAAAGATGATATAGAGGTTGATAAAAAAGATGATATAAATGACGTTTTTAATCCAGACTATTATGTTTATACAGATGGCGCTTGTTCTAATAATGGAAAAGAATGCGCCTTAGCAGGGATAGGTATATTTTTTGATATAGATGATAGTCGTAACGTATCAAAAAGAATAGAAGGAAAACAAACTAATAATACGGCAGAATTGAGTGCTATTATTGAAACATATTATATTATAGAAAATGACATTATAAATAATAAAAAAATAGCAATTGTAAGTGATTCAGATTATTCTATAAGATGCGTTTCTTCTTATGGTGAAAAATGCGATAAAAATGGTTGGAATGTAGATATACCAAATAAAGAATTAGTTAAAACCGCATATGAATTGTATAAAGATAAACGAAATGTCAAATTTATACATATAAGATCGCATACGAATAATACAGATATACATTCTATTGGAAACAGTAATGCCGATAAATTAGCAAATATAGCTATCGGTTTAGAAAGTTGTCCATATTCATCTACAAAAATATACTTGATTGTACCTTTTATGAAAAAGGATGAAATAAAAAAATTAGGTGGATTGTGGGATAGTAATAAGAAAAAATGGTTTGTATATGACAACAATAAAGATATAGATAAAATATTAAGTATTTTTCCAAAAGAATAATATTTCGCGGCGCAAATTATAACACATTTCATAACATTTTACTATGTTCTGGCGAACTCCGCAAAATTTCGATAAAGTTTTGAAAATCCGTTTGGATTAGCAAACAAATGACGAAAATATATCAGAATAATAAGTAGTTCTATATTATTATTAATAAATTTATTTGGAATTAATAATAATTAGTAAAAAAATATTTACACTTTTTAGAATTTTTAATATGAAAAGGTGTAAATAAATTATAAAATTGAATTATATTTAACAAATAACTACAAAATGTATAATATTAAAATGACTGCAATATCACACATTTATTTAATTCAAGATGGAAGAGATATAGGGACAAATATTTTTAAGATTGGAAAAACTAAACAAGGTATAGATGATACTATAAAGTTAAAACGCATTAAGGGATATTCAAATGGAACTATTCAACATAATACATGGCTAGTTTCACATAATATCTTAGATGATATAGAAAAAAATATTAAAATATATTTCAAAAATAAATATATTTTAGTAAGAGGGTGTGAATGGTTTGAAGGAAATGTTAAAGAAATGAAAAAAGACATTGATTTAATAATTGATAATTATGAATCAGAAAATTGTGTGATAAATGAAACCAAACTAAAAACAATAAACGAAGAACAACAAATACGCACATGGAGAGATAATATTATTTATACATCATATGATTTTATTAGTGATTTATTAACAACTATTTTTGTAAATAATGAAGATGCAAACATGTTTAAGGAATATATAATAAATATTTTAGATAACAAAGAAAATCAGTATGGTGTATTAATAATTCCAGGTTTTACAAGTGGGGATATTTTATTAGATATTTTGCGAAATCTTGGAAATGGTGATATATATAATCGTTATGACAATCCAAGAACTACGGAAGAAAGATTGATACGACACGATGGTGACAATTCAATAAATGTGATAAAAGATAATCAAAATTGCCATCATGTATATTTATGGTGTAGAGATATAGAAAATATAAAATCAAGTTATGAAAAAAATAAAATAAGATATACGGTATGTAATATAAAAAGAGAGGAAAATGGATTTCTAATGAGTAAATATGATATTAATAAGCGTGATTGTATAAATATAAAACATGCTATATTTAGTATGTTAAACGATTATTTAATGACAAATACTTTATAAATGCGCGAATAAATATAAAGTTACAAATGTAATAATATATTATGGAATATAGAGAACAACTCGTGAATTGCAATACGCAAAGTATCCCTCTATTTACATTATCAGGAAAACGAACTATAGGTAAAATAGTAGAAATGTATGATGGAGATACGTGTAAAATTGCGTTTTATATATTCGATAATCTCTATAAATTCAATTGTAGATTAGCCGGTATTGATACACCCGAAATGAAGCCAAAGATGAATTCCAACAATAGAGATGAGGAAATGAACGCCGCACATCGTGCGCGTAATTTTTTATTAAACATTGCAACGAATTGCGACAATATTGATTTATCTCTTCATTTGAAAAAGTCAGAATGTGCCGAACTTTTACAAAAAAATACGAAATTAATTTCTGTTGTTTGTGGAGAGTTCGATAAATATGGGCGTTTATTAGTAGAACTATATGACGAAAATGTAGAACCAGGTTCTCCATCATACAATCAGCGTTTGATTACAGAAGGATATGCGAAGTCATATTCTGGTGGTACAAAAGAAGCATTCTAAGTGCGTCGAATTTTTGCACGGTTCGAAGATTAAGTAAAAACGAAGCCCTTCGGGTGTAGTTTTTACACCATTTTACGGTAGTAAAATCGTAGTAAAATATATAAATATGCGTTTAGAATTTATCGTATTCTGTCTTACGATTTTTGGTATGGTGCACATATACACTGAAGGTAAGTATTTAAAACTCGCACTACAACACAAAAAATATATAAAAATGGCGGGTGTAGCTTTAGTTGGATTATTCTTGTTTTATGTTCTCAAAAAGCTTTCTCCAAATAAAAAACGCGAATTTTTACAAATGTCAAATGAATATTTAAAACATCTTCCTATAGATAAAAATGCAACAAGTATTATATCTCCTATATTAGATTTCACGAGTAATAACTATTTTGCAAACGGCGCTGGTATGGCTGCAGTTGCAGGCGCAGGTGCAACCACACTTCCTGTTGGTAATGGTAGAAGTGGCGGCGGAAATTACACGGCATCTGCAGAAATTGGCGGTGGTGGTGGTGGAGGACAAAAAGTAAAACGTTCCGTTAGCGAGACTCGTAAAAAATTCGTAGCAAGTCGTCAAGGATGGAGGTGTAAATCGTGTAATATGATGTTGGATTTTACATATGAAATAGATCATGTAAAATCATTAGCAAGTGGAGGAGATAATAGTGTCGATAATTTAGTAGCACTTTGTGTAGGGTGTCATAAACAAAAAACATTAATGGATTACATATAAACATATGTTTTTATCACATAGCAAAACAAAAAATAATAATTATTGTCATGTGTTATAGCATGGAATAGCCGCCCGAAGGGCGGCTCTACGCATGAAAGTTCCACAAAATATCTTTTACACGGATGCGCGACAGATATATGAAACCTGATCAAAAATAGTATATTTTTGAGTATAAACGCGCAAAAATATACACAAATAGTACATACACAAATAATACAAATGAAAAATAAAAAGGTCGCAATAGTAGGTATAGGTTCTGGATTAGGCGCCGCAGATAAACGCGCGCAAGATGGTCCGTATGATATTATTACAAAAATATCCAAAAAATACCCCAAAATACCAATATTTTATAAATTTTACGAAGATGATTATAATCATAATCATAATGTTCTCGATTTTACTACCGTAAAATGGCGTAAAAACGACGCCCTTCGGGCTCCGTTTTTACTTAAACGTCGTGAAATAATATCTAAAATATTAAATGAACTATATCAAACAATATATAATCTCAAAAAAGAAGGATATTTTATAATCGTATTAACCGGTGATCATACTTATGTATTATCTATACAAGCTGCATTAGCCGCAATTTCCTCCACAGACAATACATTGTTGTATATAGATGCACATATGGATGCACACACGCCGCGTTCGAGTCATTCCAAAAATCCGCATGGTATGCCAAATTCAACCATATTAGGTTATGGAGGATATAAAGAGTGGTCTAGCTATATGTCTTCTATAAAACCACATAATTTCCATTTATTTGGAGTACGTAGTTTTGAACCATATGAAGATAAAGTATTACACAAAATTGGTGCCGGGAAAAATATACATTATATGAAAGATTTTTTCGAAGTTGGTTCTATAGAAAAACATTTGATGAAAGCAGCGACTGAATCCGAAAAATACTCTCTTTCAATCGACGTTGATGCGTTTGATCCGAAATATATGCCTGGAACTGGATATAGAGAACCAAATGGAATTCATCCCCGAGAAATCTTACATTTTTTAAATTTCGCGGGAAAAGATAAAAAATGCGAATTAATTGAAATAACTGAATATAATCCACATAAAGATACAAATAAAAAAACATTACAATGGATTGTACGTTTTATAGATGAAATTTTAGACCAAGACTAAGATTAACTATTTTTTATAAGAACGGTTCTTGCGCAAGCAATAACTATATTATTCTGTAATAAGTCTCATAGAAACATTGATAGTTTGTAGTTCTTGTGACATTAATTTGAACGCGTATGGAATTTCTACATATGAAAAGTCTGATTTATTTTCACATGTATTACACAGATGAATATTATATTTATCATTATACGCAGCAATTAGACCACATTTACGGCAAACATATGACGAAAATTTATCCGATGCATCATAAAACCGTTCTCGCAAAAACGCAGAATATCCGCCTGATGTCAAACAATTTTGTTCCATCTCACCAAGTCTTAAACCGCCATTTTTGCTACGACCTTCGGTCGGTTGTCTATTTAATATTACCATAGGACCAGTTGCGCGAGAATGTACTTTATCATTCACCATATGTTTTAATCTCTGATAGAAGCACGGACCGATAAATATATTCGATTCTAATTGTTCTCCGGTTAAACCATTATACATTACTTCATTTCCATAAGACTCAAACCCTGCATCTTGTACGATTTTGCAAATATGTTCTTTTATATCCAAATCACCAAATGCGGTTCCATCACCGAACATACCTAGTTCCATCAATACTTTACACAAGAGTGTTTCTTTTAGTTGCGCAAGTGTCATTCTACTAGGGATACAATGAGGATTAATAATAATATCGGGTCTTAAACCGGATTTCGTAAAAGGCATATCTGCTTCGGGTATGATATTTCCCACAGTACCTTTTTGTGCACTACGTGAAGCGAACTTATCACCAATAACTGGTTTTCTCAAAGTTCTAGTGCGAACTTTTGCGAAGTTATAACCATCGCCGTTGCGACCCATATAATTTTTATCGATGTATGTTTGTTCGGTAGTTTTAAACACTTTGCTCTGATCTTCATATTTCATTGTTTTCGCGGGGTCGTTGCGGTTCTCTTTTATAGGTAATACTTTTGCTATAATTATATCGCGATTTTCAACGAGTGTATTTTCGGGTATAAATCCCTGATTATTTACTTTTTCGTAATTTCCAAATTTCATACCTTTTGTTTTTGTAGGATCGGGTTTACGGCGAACATGTTCTTCGCCGTTTAGTTTTTTACCATTTTCGTCTTTTTCGGTATGATAAATAGTAGCCATAAACATCCCTCTATCAATAGATCCTTGATTGATTAAAATACTGTCTTCTTGATTATATCCTGTATGTGTCATTATAGCGACTATAGCTTGTGTTCCAGATGGTATTTCGTTTAACTTAATAAAATCCATAATACGCGTGTCTACGAGTGGTCGAGTAGGATATGACAAAATATACGATGTTTTATCCATACGTTGATCATAATTCGTCGCATAAATTCCAATAGACTGTTTTGACATACAACTCTGATATGCGTTTCTAGGTGCTTGATTGTATTCAGGGAATGGAATACATGATGCCAAAACACCGAATATTGTACTTGGATGTATTTCACAATGAGTATATTTACTTCGTACTTGATTATCATTATTAATAGGAGTGATCAATTCATTTGGTGTCATTGCAATCATTGCGCCGTTTTGTTCTTCAGGATCGATATATTCTATAATACTTTCATCTAATTTCCCACCGCCACATAATAAATCATTCCATAAAAGTTCTCGTTTCTCAATTTTTTCAAGAATATCGCCAGTAACCAATAAATTATTTTTCTTTATACGGAGAACTGGTCTAGATAATCTACCTCCATCATTGCATATACGAATTTCCATAGATTTATAATTAAATACAATAGAAGTGTAAATATTGATTATTTCGCGACATTTTTTGTTTTTCATGTCTTCGTATAATTCTATCGGACGGCGTGTTATACCCAACCACGAACCATTTACAAATACTTTTGTAAGTCCATACAACTGTGTTGGCGTCAAATCTTCTACCTTTTCCAAATATGGTTCAATATACTCATAAATTGGCGCAGAATTAGAAGGTATCGTCACATGTGTCATATAACTCAAATTTTTCACAAGACCAATAGACTGCCCCTCAGGCGTTTCTGGTGGACAGTTGCTTGAGACGATATTTGCAGCGACAAATGAATGATTTTCACTAAAAGTGGTAAAGTCATACACAAGTTCTGGTTCTATTTCTGTTATAGATAAAACGGGAGAACCAATATATCCATTTTTAAGTTGTTTCTCTTCAATCTCCGCTTTTACACTATCTCCGTGAAATTTCGAACGTCGAACAACCATTTTATCGCCTACTTTTAAATCCCCCAAATTAACCATTTCATAACTACCATTATCGCGGGCGACTAAAAACGGATGTTCTGCGGTTGCTTTTATTTTGCGTCCGCTAATTGTGGTTAATTCAAATAGTTTATCGGGCATTTTACAGAACCAGTTATAAATAGGGGACGGTTCTTCTTCCAATGTCGTACGATTAATAGTAGTAACCCAATCGCCATTTTTTAAATCGCGAATTTTTTTAATATCAATACGATTTGCCATAAGAATTTCTGTATCACCGGTAATACATAAGAAGCCCCATGTAGTATTATGTAATTTACGAGGTGCAATTAACTCACCGCTTTTATCCATAGGTGTATTTACGCGTCTTAAGTGTGACAAACTAGCAGCATATGTAAGACGGTTCAATACTTGTGCTACACCAACCTTAGACGTATTTGACTGTTTAATACTAAAATCACCGGTTGATAGTGCGCGTTTTATCCCGTTCTCAATAGTAGTCGGTTTAATTATCTTATGGATATTCACGTGATTAATTATATTTTCGTAGTCTTCTGTATCTCTATGGGTAGAACTATTAATTTCACGAATAATCTGTTTTTGCATTTCTTTTACAAGTTTATTAAGGTAGTTTCGAAATAGATTATTAATCAATGTTCCAGTTAATTCAATGCGTTTATTCACATAACTATCACGATCATCGGGAGCAATCCAACCCAGAGATGTTTGTAATAATATATTCGTCATATATCCCAAAAAGTATATTTTTTGTTTTGTACTTTGACAGTGTGGAAATAGATCATTTGCCAATACTTCCATCGTGAAGTCACGTTTTTTAATGGCGCCTTGTTCTTTATCCATATTCATTGGAATATATGCGACATGTGATGTAATATGTTGTATAGCTTCTTCTTGTGTCATATATTTGTTCGCATCCATGATTGACGCATAAAGTGCGTCCAATAATTCTTTTTGACGCGCGTTTTCAATATTTAATAGGATAAATTCGCAAATTGCTTTATCACTAATGACACCGAGTGCGCGGAAAATAACAAATAGTTCAATTGGTGTTTTTATACGTGGAATATTAACAAAGATACTATGACCAAACCCATTATTTTTATTCGCGATTAAAACCTCGATTTGTTTTGGCGAAATACATTTAAAATCGGGGACGGACTTAATTTCAGCGTACCAACTCCATTTTGTAGTATTTTTTCCACAAAAACAATAAACTCTATTTTCAGCGGCGCGTTCTTGCGCCAAAACTGTTTTTTCGGTTCCATTAATAATAAAATACCCACCACAATCATATTTACACTCTCCCGTTTGAGTATAATCCATGTTTTTGTTTTGAGTAAGTAGACAAATAGATGATTTTAACATGATAGGAAGTTTTCCTATGTTTATTTTTGAAAGAGTCTTTGAAACATTTTTAACTGTACCTTCACCTTCACCGTTACCGTTACTTCCTTTATCGCGAATTATATATTTTATATTTACATCAACCGTCATATTCGATGAATATGTAAAATTGCGCAATCGGGCTTCTTGCGGGAACATAAGTTTTGTAGCGCCATTGTTCTCGTGAATTTGTGGGGGATATAGTTTAAAATTATTCAAATTGATCATAACTTCAAAATCATACTTTCCTGTTTGAATATTAAAATCATTTTCACTGTGTGATACTATAGGATTAAACATCTGAATCGTACGTTGGAGTTGATAATTACAGAAATTATTATAACTTTCAATCTGATGACGAACTAAACGGTCCAAATGTTGTCCTTCAAAATAACTTTCTATAATTTTAAAAGGTTCGTCTGTCCATTTATCTTGCTGATCATGTACTTTTTCAAGTAAAAACGGAGACCGAATGGCGTCGTTTTTACGCCATTTTACGGTAGTAATATCAACATCAACTGTATTTTTCTCAGATAGTTTTTCATGATCCAATAGTTCTAGTTCGTAATTCTTTTTTTGCAAATCGTCTATATGCTCATTTTTATTGGATTTTTTAATAGAAGCATTTGCTTTATTTGATTTACGAACGATAATCTTTTGCGACATTGTAGATAATAGTAGTTTTGTTTTTATGTCTATACTATAGTAAATCTTGTTTCAATTTTTTATACTATATATAAAAGCAGTTCTAACAATGAATATACTAAAATTCGTAAAAAATTCATAAAATTGAAGTACTTTTTTAAGTATTTTAAATCCATCATCATACAATTTGAGCAATCAATTCCTCAAACAATTTCAAGAATGTTCCGCGTTTCTAAGAACTCTTCTTCTTCCAATGTTGCCTCTGGCTCTGCCGCGGCTTCAAATGGAAAACAGGTAAGTATGTCCAAGACCCCATTTTGCAAGCATTGTGATAATCTCAATTTCGATACTAACCATTGGCTTTATAGCAACGGTGTTCTCGTGTGCCCTATTCTAAAAAATACGGAGTGCTTGAACTGCCACAAAAAAGGCCATACAAAGTCGAAATGCACTTCTCTTCCATCAATCTCTAAGGAGGATAAACGCGTGTTTGTACCTGTAGCGAAACAGACTCCGATGTCTGTCGTACTTCGCAATAGATACGACGCGCTTCTCATTGAAGAGATTGAAGAAGAGCAGCGCGTCGAAGAACACTATAAACAGTTCCCGGTTCTCATCAACAAGGGTAAAATTGTTGAAGTTGATGATGATTATAACGAGAACAAAAACGTGTTTTCATCAAAGCCTTCTTACTCCGCTATTTTGAAGACAGTCGTCGCCGCGCCGGCCCTCCCTGCTATGACAACGCCGAAACCTCTGTCTGATGATTCGTCAAAACCAATCGTCACTAACCTGTCCGATTATATCAAAATGAACGGTCAGATCAAAGTTAGAATGATGAAAAGTTGGGCGGATGACAGCGACAGTGAGAGCGATGAAGATGATTACTTCGAAAAATAAACATCGACAACACGCCCCTCATCCCCCATCCCTATCCCTATCCCTCTTCCTCCCCAAAAAATAAAAACTATAAAAATATAAAAATCTTCATTTTACTACCGTAAAATGGCGTAAAAACTACGCCCTTCGGCTCCGTTTTTACTTAAAAAAATAAAAATCGGTCTTAACCGACCTTTTTTTATTGAATCGTTTTTTGTTTCAATTACATGCAACCAACCGCAAAAAAAACACGAGCATCACGGCGTCGTTTTACGCAATTTTAAGTAAAAACGGAGCCCGAAGGGCGTCGTTTTTACGCCATTTTACGGTAGTAAAATTAGTGTGTAAGTGCCGCGCGTTACGGCCGCGGTTGCCAAAAAATTGAAACAAAAAAATATTATAATCTTATAATCATAATTCTCAACAATTCTCAGAACAAAATGAACAATTCGCAGAACAAAATGAAGGTATTCAACGATAAATATTTATTGAATTATATTTATGAATTCGATAATACATATAAAGAAATATTTACAAAAATGGTTCTTTCTAATAACCAAATATTAGAAGGCGCGCATTGTTTTTGGTATGATAAATATCAAAAAATGTTATTTACAAATAAACCGTACAAATATGTTATGGAATTACAAGATGCGTTTTTCGATACGTTAAGTATGATAGATAAAAGTTTTACACCCTTGAATACATGATGTGTCAAATGTAGTCAAAAAAAATATTAGTTATCCGATATAAAAAATTTCCCTTTTTCGCCACATAAAT